TGACGCTTTAAAATATTTTCAATAATTGCAGTATTATATTCTTCATGAATGAAGAGTTTGGGGACATGTTCAGCATAGAACCCATTACCTGCTTCAGTTCCACTAATAACAGTTCCAATGGGAATATCTTGGTGATAATAAAGAAGGTCTCTAACGAGGTAAGATTTACCGGTGTCACGCCTACCAATTAAAACAATAACAGGTCCTTTATTTTCATCTGGTTTGAAACTAATATTTTTCATCTCAAATTTTTTTAATTCTAAAGTCATTATTTACTAAATATTATTAAAAAATATTATTTAATTAGTAATTTAATTTATAAATATAATATAGGTAATTTAAATGAAAAAAAATAATTTTAATAGAACTTTAAAGAAAAAAAAAATTTTTTATGGAGGAACAATAAGTCCAGAAATAATGCAAAAAATAGCTAAATTAGATGGCAAGTATGTTAAATATGGAGATGAAACTACTGGTTTTTTTACTAAGGTTCAGGATGATGATGAAGTAAGTTTATTTATATCTAATAATATTAGTAATTTTCTAATTAAATCAGAACAAATTGAAGAGGAGATAAAAAAAATTGAAATTTTTAATGATTATCTTGGATCTATTATTGAATATAAGGGTGAAAAAGGAATTTTAGAAAAAAAAGATAATGGAGAATATTATTTATTAACGGATAAAAGTGACGATATTCGAATTGAAAATATAGATGAAGTTATAAGAAATAATTATGATAAAAATGTAAATATGTATAGTATTAATTTTGATAGTGATACAAAATTTAATACTAGGAAGGATTTATTCAATTTACAAAAAAAAAAAGATTACACATGGCCAGAGACTAATTCAGATAAAAAAGCTGAAAGAAATTTAAAAATGTTTGGATATCAATTAAAAAAAGTACCAGGTGATGGAAATTGCCAATTTCATGCAGTAGTTGATCAATTTAAATCAAAAGGAATTAAACACCAAAATATTGATTTTACAGATGGAAACCCAGATGCACACATTGAATTAAGAAATTTGGCAGCTGATTGGTTATGGGAAAATAAAGATAAAAAAATTGATAATACAGATGATACAACAATACGTTTTTTTGATGATACAGAGAATTATAATGCATTCGACGATAACAGTTGGAAAAAAATATGTAATAAATATAAATTAGCTGGAGAAACATGGGGATCAAATTTAACTTTAGTGGCAATTTCAGATTTATTTAAGGTAAATATAGTTGTAATAAATAATAAATATAGCGATCCAGGAGAATGTAAAAATGAAGTATATAGTCCATTTTTAGATGCAAATGATGCAAAAAATGTAATAGTTATTAGTCTAAAAGGAAATGCTCATTATGATTCAACAAAACTACTAGAACCACTAGAATCAGTATCATCACAATCATCACCAGCACCACAACCAGTATTATCAAAAACAGTAACAATACCATTTTCTGAATATGTCAATAAATACAGCACATTATTACATTTTAACGTGGGTAATGATATAAAAAGTAAATACAAGGGTAAAGTTCTGGAATTGATAAATGAAGAACTTAAATCACGTTCAGTGACATCTTTTGTAGCTTTTGGTACAACAAAAGTTGTATTTGAAAACAATGAAAACGATATAATAAAAGTTATAGTATTAAATGAAGACATTCTTAATCGAATGATTAAAGAACCAATAGAAATGTTAAAAAATGCAGTTTGTAATAGACCTCGTAACATAAAATTGATTGGGGGTAATGAACAATTTGACAACATAGATAATGTAAACGAACAAATTGGAAAATATCGTGTTCTTGTGTGGTCAGAAGATAAAGCTGAACATACAGATTTGAAAAATTTTCCAGTAGCTCGAAAAAAAGAAGCACAAGAATGGTTTGATAAAACGAAAGGTTTGTTAAAAACAAAAGGATTTACTGATTTAGGAAGCATTAATGTTGGATATTTTAAAAAAGATCCAAATTTCAGATGGATTGATATTCAACCTATAGAACAAGCAGAATCACAAACACAACCACAAACACAAGGACAAACAAAAGAACAAGCAAAAGCACAAGCAGATACAAAAGCAGAACAAGAAGCACAAGAAAAACCACCACCAGCATCACCACCATCACCACCACCACCACCACCAACGCAACCACCACCACCACTACCAACAACAACGACGGAACCACCACTACCACCGCCGTCGCCACCCCAAACCAAAAATAAAACCACCATCACACCAAAACCAAAACCACCAGCACCACCACCAACGCAACCACCACCTCCAACGCAACCACCACCCCAAACCAAAAACAAAACCACCACCACCACCACACCAAAACCAGCAGCATCACCACCACCAGCATCACGACCACCAAAACCACCACCAGGAACAATACCACCAGCAAAAGCAGGACCACAAGCAAAAGTAGCACCAGACACAGAAGCAAAAGTAGCAGCACCAGTAACAAAATCAGTAACAAAATCAGTAACAAACCCAGTAACAACACTAGTAACAACACCTACAAAACCAAAGGAAAGCATTGTTTTATTAGAAATAAGTAGCAAAGTAGAAAGAGAAGATATTAATATATATATAGAGTATTTAAAAACAATTTTAAATACAACAAATTTTACAGTGGAATTATTCGAGATAAACACCTCAAATGAAGAAAAAATAGACCCAAATTTATTGAAAGGCGGTGGTGATATAATTAAGAATGTACTAAAAATAAAAGGGACAATAAGCGAAGAACAAGTACCTTCACTTACTTCACAAAATATAGGTAAAATCACACCTACCTTGCTTAAAAAAGTAGAAAGCGAAGAAGATGCTAATAATTATCTTGAAAAACAGGGTATCAAGAAAGAAACAAAACCTACTATTATACATGAATCAAAACCAATTTCATCGACTTCTATAATAGATACTCATGTATTACCGTCTGATAGTAATACTTCCGATAATGTTGTATCTAATATTCTTAATACAGATATAGATTTCACAAATAGTTCAAATGTTGGATTATATATGGCATTAATGGGTTTAGGAACAGCTGTAACATTCTTAATACTTTAATACAATAAACTAAATAGTAATATTTTATAGAAAAACGTTTAAAACAAGAAAATTATTTATTATTAATAAAGTAATAAATAATTATGGAAATAAATTATAGGAAAAATAAAAATACTGAATTATTTGATAAAATAAAATCAGAAGAGTTTTTAAATTTAGAAACTCCTCAAAATTATATTCCATTATATGAGAGATTCTTTAATTTTAATGAAACTAATTATAATTCAATAAACTTAAATAATGTATATAAATTAGAAACATTGACTGAAAAAATAGGATATTCAAAATTTAATGGTATTATTGTTGATAGTTCTAATAATAATATTAATAAGAAGATTTTTTTTAAATATAGTCCATTAGTTGATCCTACAAAATATATGATAGGTAAATACAATGACAAGGATTCTAGTTTTAATATATTAAATTTACCAAATTTTTTGAATAAAGAAGACAAAACTATAAATTATAAAGTTTTTGATCCTAACAATTCTGCATATAGTGATGGTTTTTTTTCATATTTATCTAGTTTATTGTTAAATTATTATGGATTTTTAAATGGAATAGATTATTATGGGTCTTTTTTAGCAATTAAGAATGATTTTTTAGTAGAAATAGATGAAGATTTAGAATATTTAGATGATTCCGATTACTTTCATCAAAATTTGAATAAAAGGTTTAAAATAATAGAAACAGAACATACAAAAAACATTTTTGCAAATACAAAAAAATGCAAACAAAAAATTAATATTAATAATGAAAACATAGATTTAATTACTGAAGAATTATTTATAACTAGTGAAGTTGAACAAAAAGATAAACAAGAAGTTGAAATTGAAAACATGGATATAGAAAATAATGAAATACTATTAGAAGAATTAGATGAAAAATTATTTAAATTAGATGACTTAGTTGAATTAAATGAATTAAATAAAGAAAATAAAGAAAAAGACGAAATAGATGAAACTAAAGAAAAAGACGAATCTAAAGAAAAAGACGAAACAAAAGAAAAAGATGAAAAATATAAAAAACATAAAAGAACAAATGATCTAGATTCAGTTAATTCTTCTTGTTCATCTAGATATTCAAATACTGAATCAAGCAACGAAGAAAATTCAGAGGAAGAAGATAGCGATGAAGAAAAATCAAGTAGTAGCGAATCATCTTGTGAAGAAGAAATATTTGCTACTATTGACAAATTCCCGGTTCAAACAATTGCATTAGAATGCTGTGAAGATACATTGGATGCTTATATTATTAATAATAAAATAAAAGACCCAGAATACGAATCAATTGTTTTGCAAATTTTGTTTATGCTAATTACATATCAAAAAGTATTTGATTTCACACATAACGACCTTCATACAAATAATATTGTATATAATAAGACAGAAAAGAAATTTTTATATTATAAATTTAATAATGCCCATTATAAAGTACCAACTTTTGGAAAAATATATAAAATTATTGATTTCGGTAGAGCAATATACAGATTTAAAGGACAATTAATATGTAGCGATAGTTATGCACCAGAAGGCGATGCAGCAACACAATATAATTGTGAGCCATATTTTAATGAAAACAAAGCAAGATTAGAGCCGAATTATAGTTTTGATTTATGTCGTTTAGGCTGTAGTTTATTTGATTATTTTATACAAGATATTGATGATATAAAAAAATTACGTTCGCCAATTAAGAAGTTAATGATAGAATGGGTTTTTGATGATAAAAATAAAAATATTTTATATAAAAATGATGGCGATGAGAGATATCCTGATTTTAAATTATATAAAATGATTGCACGAACTGTACATAATCATACTCCACAAAAAGTATTGAAAAAGGAAGTATTTGAAAAATACCAAATTGCACGAAAAAAAATTAATAATCAATCAGCAATTTTTAATATAGATGAATTACCTGTAATGACACAATAAATAAAAATAAATTAAATATATTTATTATGAAAATATATTTAAAAAATAATTTGTATCTATACACAAATAAATCCAAAACACTTATTTAATAATCGCGTATTCTTCCCGTCAAAAATCTGGTTTATTAATAAAAGCACCTGGAGCTGATTTTATATTTCCTATTAATTCATTTAAATTAAATTGGTCCAATAATAAAATAGTAATTGTTGCCGATATAAATACTATCATTGTATCAATAACCATATGCTTTAATGGTTTGTTTTCTTTTAAAATAAATCTCATTTCAATGAATTTCATTAAAAAATATATAATACTAATTATTCCTGCTGTTAATACTTGATTATTCATTATTATTATAATTAATAATGAATAATTATTTACTAAATAAACGAATATAAAAATGAAAATAAATATTAATCATAATTACTTCGAACATATTCAATAACATCTATGGGTATAAAATTCTCTGCCAAATATCTGCCACCTGGCATACGAATTTCAATAAGAGTATCACCGGTATCTAGATTATTTTTATTTTGATATGTTCTGAAATGGAAATCTTCACCTATTTTACCCGTTTTTGCCATTGTTTTTTCTGTTTTATGTACTTTCATACCATTATTATCTATAAATTTTAATTTGCCATCCTCATCTTTTATACCTGGAACTAGTGTTGCTTGGGTACTATCTTCGCTTTGTTTCAATAAACAATTTTTACCGTTGCTTTTACGATATGAATATAATTGGACATTTGGTTGTGTTGTTTTATATGTATAATATTGTCGTACATTTGCCACTTGTGCTCTTCTTGGAAAAAGTCGTGCGCTTGAAAAAACTTGTGGAAAAAGTCGTGCGCTTGAAAAAACTTGTGGAAAACCTCTTGCTTTCATTTTTCTAAATTTCTTTGTTGTTTTTTTCATTTTATTTTTCCTAAAATGTTTTCTAGATTTTTTCCTAAAATGTTTTCTAGATTTTTTTGTATACTTTCTTTTCATATATATATATATAAAAATAAATTTAAAGTTTGAGTTCTTCAATATCAAGTTCTATAATGTCGTCCAATTTTTCAGTTTCTAAATCTAATACATCTAAATCAAATTTATCTGGGTCTTCATCTAATGATTTGATACCAAGATCCAAATCACTTAATTTATCTTTTTTATTGCTAATAGGTTCTCCAATAACTAATTTTTCATTTCCAATGGATTCATCTACGCTTTCATCTTCTGTAAAATATTCACTATCTGTTCCGCTATCTTCATTTAAATCACTAACATCTTTCAAAACAGCAGATTCTTTATTTAAAGATTTATTTGCTTCACTAATGGCTTTTTTAACATTAGCTTTTGATTCTTTGCGTAGTTTTTCTTCAACCTCGGCTTTAATGGTTGCTAATTCTTTTTCTTTTTTTTCTTTTTCCATTTTTTTAATGGCTTCTTCATCTAAAATTTGTTCTTTTGTTTCTTCAATTTCAACATCGGTTTCTTGTGTTTCATCCAAATAAATTTTCAATATATTTTCAATTGGAATATTTTCTCTAATACTATTTAAAATACATTCTTTTACAATTATTTCTAATTCTCTATTATTTTTCTGTGTTTGTAATGGTAAAATATCTTTTTCAAATAAATATACATTTATATATACTTTTCGCGCAATAGCAATATATGCTTTATGAATAAAAGTATTTAAATTGGGAATATCAATATTAACTTTTTTTTGCTTTAATCCAACACGAGTAACAGTAAGAGATTTAAGTTGAGTAATATGAACACATGTAATGAGGTCTTCTAAATAATTACATGCACTTGTTGCAATAATTCTATCTTTTTCAATTTCAACAATTTCAGAACTCCATTTTGGAATATTATTTAATAAATTTTGAAAAGTCATTAAATATTTAGACTCTTCTTCGTTGTCTATACATAAATTATATGCTTCATCAAAAATAGATTTAATACCTTCAATCATACAAGGAGATAATATATTAGTTAAACGTGCAGACCATTCATTTTTTGATTCAATTATTGTATTAATATTATAATCGTCCATATTTTATTAAATCACTATATTTTCTAAATAAAGTTATAACGAAAAATAATTTTATATAAATTTATATAATTTTATAAAAAATTAATATTTTCTAAATTATCTATTTTTTTATTAAATAAAAAGTTTAAACAAAACATAATTATTAATTTTTCATTTCTAAAATATTTTTTATATACTTCAATAATTATTAAAAATTGGTATTTATTTATATCATCTTCTAAATGTTTATCAATATAATTAATTAGCATATTACCTGTGATTCCATTATTATATAAATTATTACTTAATTTAATATTATTTAATAATGATTTTTTTTCAGTAACATCGTTTTTGATATCATTATCATGATTATCATTCAAATGTTTATTTAAAGTATAATATTTTTTTTGATAAAAAGTATTATTTACGAGATTTAATTTATTATAAAAATAAATATCACTAAACCTTGAAATAATGGGTTTTAATAATTTTGATTTATCTTCTACAACTATAAAAAAACGTGTGCTATGATTATATATTTCAATTGATCTGCGAAGAGCAGATTGTGCATCAACAGTTAATTTATCAGCATTTAATAAAATAATTGATTTAAATAATGACGTATTTTCATTATTTAAAATAATAGAATTAGCAAAATATTTTAGATTTTCTCTAATAAATTTTATATTACCTTTACCGTGTGAGCAGTTAATTGTCAATACATATTTATTAAAATTTTCTTGTGTTAAATAAATTTTTTTTAAGAAGTTTTCTAACAATGTTTTTTTTCCAGTAAGATTAGTGCCATGAAAAATGATATTACTAATACTATTGGTTTCATATAATTGTATTAAATTATTTAATATATCTTGATTATGATTTTCAATAATATTCATTTATTAAATAATTATTATTTATTAGTAATTATTATTTATTATTATTTATTATTATTTATTATTATTTATTATTATTTATTATTATTTATTATTATTTATTATTATTTATTATAATATTACAAACATTAATTAAATAAGTATCTTATGTAAATATTTATTAATAATATATAATATGGCAAGTACAACATTAGCAAATCAAGATTCTACAATAAGTATAAAACAAAAATTAAGTATTTCAATTGAAGTAGAATTAGAAACAACAATAGAAGGTGGTTCTGGTTTAAGTGCAGCACAATTAGAAGCACTAGTAAATAGTAGTAATGCTAATTTAGATATAAGTTCAATCATTTTACAAGTATTAGGTGGTTTTAATAATGCAAGTTTAGGTAGCACAGAAATTAGCGGTGGATTAATAGCCGACGATATAACAGTAAATGAATTATTATTTTCTTCAGATGGACAAATATTAGATATAAGTGATATAAGACTTGATATAAGCAATTTAAAAACGAGTGTAAGTTATTTTAGTAGTATTATTAGAGAAATTTCTACTAATTTATTTATTTTGGATAATAGTACAGTTAAAATAGATATTTTTAATGATTTGAGTTCTTCCCATTACATTTTAGAAAATAGAATAAATGATTTGAGTATAAACTTTTATAATTTAGAAAATAGAATAAATGATATATCATTTATTTTTGATAATTTTGAATTAAGTAATAATAGAATTTTAGTAAAATTATCAATGGATATTTCAAATTTATTAATAACTAGTAATGATTTTAGTTTTTCATATTTAGAAACACTTGATAATAGTGATAATTTTGTATTATCTTTAAAACAATTAAATGAATTATTAGGAACTTATAATTTTGCAACAACACAAGATTTAAGTTCAATAAATATTGACATAAGCTCATCCTTTGAATATGTAAATGAAATAAATCAAACATTTTATGAAATTATGACACAACAACCACATAAATTTAAAAAATCACTTGTGAATCCAATACAAATAACTACATCAGAAATAATAATAAATTGGACATTTGACCATTTAATAGCAGATCATTGCAACAATTCTATATATAAAGCACAATTATCTTATCCAGAAAGCAATAATATTAAATTGGCACAATTACCATATATTGATAAAATTCAAATTGATATAAGTGGAAAATTTGAAGATGGAACCCAAAGTGAATGGTTAAATTTATCAACAATAATTATACCTTCAGATATTTGTTATAATACAAATAATTATAAAAGTTTAACAATATTAAAACCAGGTAATGCTAATTATAGTAATAATGATGTAAATAATTTATTAAATAATAATAATTTATTTGATTTAAGAGTTTATGGTATTAATAATGCTACCAATTATCCTTCTATAGAACAACGTGCTTTAATTTATGATTTTTTGATATTTGAAGGAGCAGCAGCACCTTCGGCACCTATTTTACAATCTGAATCAGTTATAAGCACGAATATTTTAAGATTAACATTTGTTGTAAATAATACAGAAAAAGATATATCAAATTCAAACGCAAAAATAAAAACTTTAGATATTTCATATTCATTAAACGAATCATTACGTTCTTCTTATTTAACATTTAATTTAAGTGATTATAATGTGCAAAATACAGGTGAAAATTTTATAAATTTTATAGAACAAGGAGTTCAATTTAATGATAATATAACAGCATTAATGCCTGGTTCAAATTATCGTTACCAAGCACGTGTTAAAAATAATTTGAATGATTTATTATTTTCTGAATATAGTAATATTGCTTTAAGTAATTATACATTTTTACCAAGTTCATCGAATAATAGTTCTATAATAGATACAACTATTGTTACTAATAAACAATATATTACCAATACAAGTTTTATAAATAATGAAATAATTTATATAAACTTATCAAATGTTAATAATTTACATAATTTAATATATAACAAATTAACACAAAGTTTTGAAATAACAAATCCAAACGCTTCAACAAGTGGTATAAATATGAAAGGATATGGTAAATTTTTAGATAGTTTAGCATATAACACGCCATTAGTTACAATTAATGTTTATGTAAATGATATTAGTAAGCAAACGTTAATATATGATAATTCATTTGGTCGTAACAATCCAATAAATATTTATACACAAAATTTCATAAGCTTTATAAATCCAAGTATGTTAGATATTTATAATGACAATATAAATAAAGGATTTAGATTAAAAGGCCAAATTACTTTAAATAGTTTAAATACTACCGACATTATAAATAAAATTGGTGACGCAAGTACTAGTCCTTATAAATTAAAATACGAATATTTAAGACATGAAGATATTAATGGATCAAATAGTTTAAATGAATATTATATTTATATAGATGATATTTCCAGTAATCCAGAAATAAATAGTATTGATAATTCAAGCAATATAACACAAGTATTATATAATATGGGAATACCAAGTGTTGAAACCTTTAATTTAAAAATGCAAAGAAATTATAATAAAATAAATTCACAATATTTATATATTGTTGGAGATAGAATTATATCAAGAATAGAATCAATAAGTAATACAAGTGCAAATTCTGAAAAAAATATTATGTTAAATAATGCAGATATAAGTATTAATGGAAGTTACTATTTTAATTATTCACAAATAGAAAGTACAACAAGTAATTATTATAATAATTTAAATTATACAAATTCGTTATTAAATAAAAATTATACTTTAAATTGGAACGAAAAAGTATATAATTTATATAATACAAATAGTTCTAATAATACAAATATAGTAATTGTAGATATAAGTCATGATATAAACCATTATTGCGATTATAATAGTTTTAATTTAAATAATCAAAAAATTAATACTCCAACATTAGACTTATCATTATTACATGTGTATGAATTAAATGACACAACCGAATTAGGAAATAATATTGGAAATTTAACACTTTTACATTATACAACTCATATTACACAAGTAAAAGATAATACTTTATTATATATTAATGGTAAATTCCAAAGTAATAAAACTCAATCATATCCAAATATATCTGAATTCAGTTATAATTTAATAAATGGTTCAATTACAAATAATTATAATGCCGGAAATGTAAGCTATGATTTATCTGGTGTATTAAATAATAATATAAATCGTGGATATAAATTTATAACATTTCAAATAAAAAAAAGTAATGACTATATATTTAATAATATAGAATATTCTAGAATACAATATGGTAGTTTTACTTATATTTCAATTAAATCAATGTTAAATGGGTTATTTGATAGTAATATTATTGATAAAATATTTGATCTAAATGATAATGATGCTATCGGATTTGTAAAAGTAACTTTAGAAGGGTCTAATGCTGTAAGAGTTGGTAATTTAAAAATAGCATATAATCCTGTTGGCGGCGATTGGATTAATAATGGTAGTACACCAATATCATATAACAATAGTTTAATAAAAGCTTATGGTTCAAAAGTAGTTAATGATAATGGCGATAAAGGTATTTTTATAAATCCTGATGCAGTAAATGATGATTTAACAATATTTATTGGATTAAAAAATAATTAAAAATTAAAAATTAAAAATTAAAAATTAAAAATAAAAAATTAAAAATTAAAAATAAAAACATATTTAAATTAAATAATAAAAAATAAAAACATATTTAAATTAAATAATAAAAAATAAAAACATATTTAAATTAAATAATAAAAAATAAAAACATATTTAAATTAAATAATAAAAAATAAAAACATATTTAAATTAAATACATACTCATTATTATAAGTTATTATTATAACAATGAGTGATACAAAATTTTTTGATGTTGCAGAAAAAGTAGATATTTTAATAAAACAATCATTTGGATTTCCATCTACATCAGAAAATAAACAATGGTATGAAGAAACGGCAGTTAAATTTAACAATTATTTAAATGGTGAAGAATTATTATTAGATATTATTCCACAAAATCCTGATTTTGATGTTTCCGGTATTGTAAAAACTGCTTCTGAAATTGGATTAAATATTAATGATTTTGCTGATTATAGTGATAATACTAATAACAAATCTTTGTGTAGTATCGTTGAAGATAGTACGGGTACTGTAATAAGATTTAAAAAGATTATTTTAGAAGAATGTCCGCAGTTAGGGAGTAATGCCGGTTCATCGTGGTTTAAATTAGATTCTTCAGGTAATAATATTTTAAGCGATGCTTTTCAGTTTAATTTTAAACAATATACAAATAATACAGATAATTTAGTGCAACCATATTTATATAGTATTTTTACTCAATTATCATTAAATACAGGTTCACCAGATCTACCTTTTGGTCAAACAGGTGGTAATTGGTTTTTTGATGTAAAATCAGGAATTTTATTTTTTAGTGATTTTAATAATTTTTCAAATGGAGTACAAACAAATACTAATTTTCAAATCAATCTTGATAATAATAAACCAGTAATGACTTTTTATAAATACACAGGTAAAAAGGGAATAAATAATCTTATTACATCAAATAATAATAACGGTAACAATTATAATTTATTACAAATTGCTTCTACAAATATATCAAATAGTATAAGTGATGAAATAATAGAAACTGATACTAGCTATCAAATAATAAATGATTTGTCATTAAATTTAACAGCAATTAAAGATAATAGTAAATATAAAATATTATTAAATTTTAATTATTTAGCATCTAATTATTATGATAGCCTATTAAAAATTGCTTTAGTTTATAGAGTAAATAATGGACTTGAAATTAGTATCGGAGAATATTTATTAGGCAATGAAAATGCAACTTTTAAATATGATTTTTTTAGTAATAATTTTTATAAAGATATATCTAGTGTTATTGGTGATAACATTAATTTTTATATAAAAGCAAAAATTAGTAGTTCAACAAATAATAATACTACAAATTATAATACTTTAGATAATATATATAAACCAAAAATAATATTAAGTAGATTGGGCAATATTTTAAATATTGAGGAAGTAAATACATAATAAAGTATTTTTAATTATATATATAATAATAATAAAAATGACTAATTATTTAGAATTTTTAAATCCAAATAGAAAATGGAGTATGGGAAACCATGGTCAATTGCAATATGTAAATGTAAGTGGTGATTTAAGTGTAAATAATATAAGAACTAGTGATATTTCAATTAATAATTCATTAAACTCAAGACATGCAATAATTGATACTGCATTATTCAAAAATATAACAGTAAGCGAAATATTTACATCATCTAATTTAGAAGTAAGTAATTTTTCGACAACAGGAGACATATCATTTAACTCTAATGTTCGAATAGATGGAAATATTTTATCTTCAACCGGTAGTAGAGGCTTATATGGACAATTTTTAAGAGCTACTATCAGCGGATGGGATTGGCAATATTTAGATGCTTCATATGTATCTGTTACTAGTTTTAATAGTGAAATTACCAGACTAGACACATCATTAACCCAATTGGTATATGATTTAAGTAATAATAATAAAAATAATTATTCGAATAAAAAGAAATTTGATATATCAAATATATTAACAAATAATGCAATTATTCAAGATTTAAGTTCAAGTTTTTTTAATACGATTACACCTATCAATTTAAAATCTAAAATTTTGATAAATTTAAAATGTACATTATATTGTAGTTTTGCGTTAGAAGAAAGAATAAGTTTAGAAGTTTGGAGAGATTTAAGTATGATAAGTCAAGATAATAATATTGGTTCGGTAATTGCTACTGGAGGATTAAGTATTCCATATAATTTTACATTTTTAGACGAACTAAATAATAATAATAATAATATAATAAAATACTATTTAAAATATAAATTAGAAAATAATAATAGTGGCGAAAAAATGGGTTTAATAAACATAGAAACTAATAATATAAATGGTAGTTCTAACATAATTTTAAGAGAATTATAATATTTTTGAATTTTTTATAATATTTTATTATATTATAAAAAATGGCGCTCGTTTTTAATCGCGCGAGTGACAATTATCTTTTCCATGGTAGCCAATTTAAAGCAGGTAATACTCGTGATTTTTTAAGATTATCTACTGCAAATGATGAAGCAGTAATTGATTTATGTAATAATTCCAACATTGATATAAGTGCAACTGATGTATTTATTAATGGCAATAAAGTAGTAACTTCAAGCGGAACCAGTGGTCCTACTTTAGGTAGTTTAGAAGTTACTGGAACCACTGTTTTACAAGATTTAAGTGCTGGTGCAACCGATATTAGTTCAACATTAAATGTTGCTGGAGCTACTACATTAAGTAGTACTCTTGATGTTACTGGTGTTACTACATTGACAGGTGCTCTTGATGCAAATAGCACTGCTGATATTGCTGATACATTAACTTTAAGCAAAGGAAGTGGAACAGGTTTAAGTGTAACAGCAGATGCTAGTGTAGGTGGAACTCTTGGTGTTACTGGTGCTACTACATTGACAGGTGCTCTTGATGCAAACAGCACTGCTGATATTGCTGATACATTAACTTTAAGCAAAGGAAGTGGAACAGGTTTAAGTGTAACAGCAGATGCTAGTGTAGGCGGTACTCTTGGTGTTACCGGTGCTACTACATTGACAGGTGCTCTTGATGCAAACAGCACTGCTGATATTGCTGATACATTAACTTTAAGCAAAGGAAGTGGAACGGGTTTAAGTGTAACAGCAGATGCTAGTGTAGGCGGTACTCTTGGTGTTACCGGTGCTACTACATTGACAGGTGCTCTTGATGCAAACAGTACAGCCGATATTGCTGATACATTAACTTTAAGCAAAGGAAGTGGAACAGGTTTAAGTGTAACTGCAGATGCTAGTGTCGGTGGTACTCTTGGTGTTACTGGTGCTACTACTTTAAGTAGTACTCTTGGTGTTACCGGTGCTACTACATTGACAGGTGCTCTTGATGCAAACAGTACTGCCGATATTGCTGATACATTAACTTTAAGCAAAGGAAGTGGAACAGGTTTAAGTGTAACTGCAGATGCTAGTGTCGGTGGTACTCTTGGTGTTACTGGTGCTACTACTTTAAGTAGTACTCTTGGTGTTACCGGTGCTACTACATTGACAGGTGCTCTTGATGCAAACAGTACAGCAGATATTGCTGATACATTAACTTTAAGCAAAGGAAGCGGAACAGGTTTAAGTGTAACTGCAAATGCTAGTGTCGGTGGTACTCTCGGTGTTACTGGTGCCACTAGTTTAAGTAGTACTCTTGGTGTTACTGGTGCTACTACATTAACAGGTGCTCTTGATGCAAACAGCACTGCTGATATTGCTGATACATTAACTTTAAGCAAAGGAAGTGGAACAGGTTTAAGTGTGACAGCAGATGCTAGTGTAGGCGGTACTCTTGGTGTTACCGGTGCTACTACTTTAAGTAGTACTCTTGGTGTTACTGGTGCTACTACATTAACAGGCACTCTTGATGCAAACAGTACTGCCGATATTGCTGATACATTAACTTTAAGCAAAGGAAGTGGAACAGGTTTAAGTGTAACAGCAGATGCTAGTGTAGGTGGTACTCTTGGTGTTACTGGTGCTACTACTTTAAGTAGTACTCTTGATGTTACAGGTGCTGTACAAATAGGAAGTGGTCAAAATGGAAGTTTAACAATTGGTTCGGGAGTAAATGGTGGTAAAATACATTCCACAGCAACTCAACATGAACTTGTTATTGATCCTTTTGCATTAGATGCCGATAGAACCACTGAAGATGCTTCTGGTGTTGTAACAATTTTAGGTGATTTAGTTGTTCGTGGTAATACAACTACATTTCATTCGGTTAATGTAGACATATCTGACCATAATTTAACTCTCGCTTCAGGTACAAATGTAACTGCTGGTATGGCGGATGGTGCAGGTATTACAGTTGGAAATGATTCTTATGCAACATTTACATTTGATTCTACTAATACAAAATGGGAAACAAATATTGATTTAGATGTTAGTGGTGCATTAGCCGTATCAGGAGCATTATCAGGTGCAACTTCTATAGATGGTACAGGTAATTTAACTATGGGAACTATTACTATGACTGGTTTCAGTGTAGATGCAGATGGCGATACAGTTACTAAATCAATAAATAATACACATGGTGGTATAACAGATACTGGTGATATTGCTGGTGCAACTGATATAACTGGTTCAGGTGATTTAACTATGGGTACTATTACTATGACTGGTTTTAGTGTAGATGCAGATGGTGATACAGTTACTAAATCATTAAGTTTAGCAGGTAATTTAACAACGTCTAATAATACTGCACAAATTCCAGTTACAATGTCTACATTTGAAAGAGAAATAGGTAATAATATACAAACACAAGATTTATCAGCCTTAGGTGGAGTAGATACAACTACATATCAAGATGCTAATGGTTGGTCAGTAACAAGAACAGTTTTAAGTGGTCATTCTTATATTAAAATGGAATTTAAAGCTAATTTTATATCTTCTCCAGAATTTGATCAAACATTATCATTTAGAGTAGTAAGATCACTTAACGGTGGAGCTTTTGATGAATCTAGTCCTGTTTTTGAGGACACAGAAATAGGTTCAAATATGGGTGTTACCATTAGAGGTGTATATAATGGAACATATATTGATGATTTAGCAGATGGTCTTACTGCAGGACAAAGTGTAGCATATAAATTACAAGTTAAAAGAAATAAAGCATCAGGCGATACTATTCAAACCGCATTTGGTATTGTTCCGGGTGGTAATTATATTTTCTTACAAGAATTATACCAACCTAATGCATAATAAAATAATACATAAATTTAAATAATAAAAAAAATCTTTTAATTAAATTATATTTTAAATATTAAATTATAATTTAATATTAATAAATTGATATTAATAATGAGTGATTTACATCAATTTAATCCTGGAAGAAAATCGTGGAAAATGTATACTAAAGAATTAACATCTATTAGTGGAGATGATTTAACAATTACTCCATATGAAGGAGAAGATTTAATTTTAGAAGTATCAGGTAATGGAAATATATTATTTAAAGAAGATGGAATAACATATAATTTAGCCGATTTAAGTAATAGTGTTGGAGATTTAAGTAATAGTGTTGGAGATTTAAGTAATAGTGTTGGAGATTTAAGTAATAGTGTTGGAGATTTAAGTAATAGTGTTGGAGATTTAAGTAATAATTTAATAATATCACATGCAACTTCCACTTCTTTATACGTCGGTGCCAGTTCGGGGATTAGTTCAACTGGTGTTTATAATACATTTCTTGGAATTAATAGCGGAAATGCAAATACTATAGGCTCCTCGAACACGTTTATCGGAACTGATTGTGGCAAATTTAATGTTGAGGGATCGTATAACGCATTCTTTGGAAATAATAGCGGTCATAACAACAAAGCGAGTTATAACACATTCATTGGCTACAATACTGGGAGTCAAAATATTTCGGGGGGAAAAAATACATTCTTGGGATTCAATTCTGGTGGCAATAATGATTCGGGACAAGAAAATACATTCATTGGGATCAATTCTGGGATTAACAATACAACTGGTTGGTATAATACATTCATCGGAAGTGGAAGCGGATATTTAAATAGTGCGGGGTCAGGGAGTACATTCATTGGGGTCAACGCTGGCCTTTACAATACAGGTGGTAACAGCACCATCATCGGGATTAATAGCGGTTTCATTAATAACGCCGACTATAATGTATTCATTGGTTCCCATTCTGGATTTAGTAATACTACAGGCTATTCGAACACGTTTATCGGAACTGATTGTGGCAGATTAAATGTTGAGGGGGTGGAAAATACAATTGTTGGTCGCTACGCCGGATATAATAATGATGCAAGTCATAACACATTCATTGGATATAATAGCGGTTTTCATAATACATCTGGACGATTTAATACAAATATTGGACACAATTGTGCGGTCTTGAATACTTCGGGTGAGCAAAACACAATCATTGGACACGGTTCCGGATATCATAATACAAAAAATCACAACACATTCGTTGGAACCAATAGCGGAAATAAAACTGATGGGGAGAATAATGTATTCGTTGGTTCGCTCGCCGCATATCAGAATCTGACAGGAACCGATAATACAATCATTGGGACTTTTGCAGGACAAAACAATACTTCGGGGTCGGTAAATACATTCATCGGGAGGCAAGCCGGTTACTATAATGGCGGAGGGGAACAAAATACATTCGTCGGAGGGAACTCTGGATTCAATAATACAGCAAATTTCAATACATTTGTCGGATTTAACTCTGGACAATCTAATACTACTGGGGGCTGGAACACATTCATAGGGTTGCAAGCTGGATACTTTAATGGTTCGGGAGCGAATAATACATTTGTCGGACTTAACTCTGGATACCGCAGCACGGACAGCTCAAATAATACATTCCTCGGGTCAAACGCAGGGTTCCACAATCGCGCCGGAACCAATAACGTAGCCATTGGATATAATGCCCAATTCAAACAGGATCCGGGCGGGACGCAGTATGCCGCGAACGGGACAGGGGCCAATGCCAGTGATAACGAAATTGTTATAGGTACGAGTGCGATAGGCAACGGTTCTAATACAATAACCTTGGGTAATACGAGTTCTACACAGTTATATTTACCCGGATTGCAAACCGGGGCAGCAACAGGTGATGTACTGACATTTGATGGAACTAAAATTGC